CATAGCTTTGAGGAATTCTATATTAGAGCAATCCTCGCTGACCCCGATCTGGCGCTTATACTTATTTTCGATATGAAAATTAGGAAGCCTAACGCCGTGTATGCCTAGGTTATAGTCCTCGAATTTATTGATGAAACTCGCCATTAAATTTCTATGTTGTGTTTTAGTTTGTTCCAAACCATCAGGTTGAGTTCTAGGTCGTAAAGCGCGTCGTGTCTTTTGCTTTTTTCGTATTTAATGTCGTAGTCTTTTGCTAGGGCGTCAAGATTTGTCCTCACCCCCCTCTTTCTTTTGTTGTGTGCCCTGTATTGGTACTCTATGAGGCTCTCCCCCTTTGTGTACGGGAGGCCGAACTTAATGCCCTTCGCTAAGGCATTAGTATCTAGGAACTTTTCTAGCAAGTGCTCATCAGAGACGCCCATTTTTCTATAGTACTCTTTGAGTAGATGAATATCGAAGCCAAGAATATTATGTCCAACAATGTAATCCGCTGACGTAAGCCAGTCGTCTACTGTTGGGAACAATTCGTTGTATGGCTCCGCTAATTTCTCGTACTTCTTTTTATTGAACCCCGTGATTCTTGCTGCGTCCGCGCTTACATTAATTTCCCTATCCCATTTAATGTGGTAATTTTTTTCGGCTATCTTCTTGCCGCCTTTAGATTTAATCATGGCAAGCTGCCATGGCATGTTGTGCACGAAATTAAGGCATAAGTTCTCTGTCTCGAAGTCGAGAAACACAAACAACTTATCGTTGTCAAATCTAAGCAAGTGCTCGTCCATTGGATTCCTTCCAGCTTTGAAGGCAAAACTCAGCGCTGTTCATTCCTTCTAGCTCTGGCTTGTCTAGGGTTGATCTGTTGTTAATGCACCTAAAAGTCAGATAGGACTTAAAATCTTTTCTAGTTTTATAGTAAATGCTCTTCACCTCCTGAGATTCGCACCCATCCTCGCAGTGCTTCTCTATGTGTTTGCGGATTACTTGATCAATGTATAAATCGTTATCCTCAATGAAGAAGGTCGGGTTTGTAAAGTCAAAATTGGGAACACATAACGTCCCATGGATCGCATTCCTATGCAGGAACGAGTCGTAAAATGGGATACATAAGGAAAGATCATTATCATCCCAATGTTTTTTTAAAGTTTTAAAATCCGCCCTAGGGTTATAGTAAAAACCATCCTTAGAAGCAGTAGTATTTATTTTAATTAGCCTATGGTAGCCCTCCTTGTTGTTGGCGAATATAATGTATTTGCTGCATCGAAGCTTAGACTCTTCGTCTTTCTGAAGCATGTCGTCGCAGACGGTAAGCCTTAACCCAAAGCGAAAATTCAACCCCGCTTCCGCAGAGTTGATGTAGCCCTGAAGGAACCCTCCCATGGAATCTTCTACCAAGTAAAGGTTATCTATACCATTCTTTTTGCACAGATCAATAATAGAGTCTGGGCCATCTTTAATAACGTCTACGGGCTTCTCTAGGGTGAGAACGCTCCTTCCTATCGAATAGTGACTTTTGAAAATTGGAATTACCATTTCTATAAGACTAAAGGAAATTTACCATCTTGTCAAAGATTAAATGGGTCTTCTTCCTCTGAAATATTTTGAAATTTTGGACAACCTTCGTAAGACTTTTTCTCCACTTTCTGCCCTTTTTCTGGCACTAAGTCGTCTTCGAAGGAGCTCTTTATGAAATTGCCTTTTTCGTCTACAAGATTATAATAATCAAAAGGCTTTTTAATGGGGCATTCCCAGCCACTTTTGGTAGGGCCGCACATCCATTTAGTTTTCCAACCACCATCTATCGCGAAGTTGGTCTGTGCGCTTCTCTCATCGAACTTAGAGACTATTTTATTTACATACTCTAAGTAAAGCTCGAAGCCTTTGAGTTCCTCTTTGGAAAACTCTAGCTCTTGAATGGGTGATCTGGGGAATTTGATGAACAGGAATTGAACAATCACTTTGTCGAACTTGTCTGGCCATATTTTGTGCGCGGCTAATGTGTACATCATGGCTTGTACGTTACCCGTAAGCTCTTCCCCTCTAAATTTCATCTTACTACTCTTATAATCTACAATCTTGAGGGTTCTCGTGTCTTTGTACTGTATGGGTTTGTCTATGAAGCCCCTAGCATTCCAGACAGGTTTTTTATTTTCAATTTTGAACGCCTCCTCTGGGCGTTCTATGTACGGCTCTCCGTATATTAGGTCTTCGGAGCCAAAGAAGTCACACTTTAGACCGGTGAGGATCATATCCAAGCACAGGTCGTAGTTTTCTTCGTTGTAGAAACCCTCTTTCTTGAGGAGTATCCTGACTAATCTACAAACAGCCTTGCAGGCTGCGGTAGATTTCTCTGACATAATCAATTCGAAATATTTAAAGTTCTTTTCGGACAATAATAGCTCAAATATTCTATGGCACACTGTGCCGCGAGCAGCCCCGTCATTTCCCGTGTCGGGAAGGTGAAGGTGATATTTTCCCCAGTAAAGCCAGCTACAACTCTCTAAGGTTTTGATCCGCGAGGCAGATAAGTATACTGTTTTCTTCTTAGGCATGGTACCAGTGGTTGATTTCTTGCTTTGTCATTTCTCCAAAGTCGTTTTGAGTGGGCAGCTTAATGCTTACCTGATGTTCGTCAAAATACTTTCTTAGTTTTCTTTGCAATTTCTCCGCAGCTTCATTCCCTGCGAAGTTGTTGTCTGCATCGTTGTTGAGTGAGATGCGTATTTTTTCTATATCATATCTTAATAGGAAATTAATTATTGCTACGCTCGTGTCTAAGCCAAATGTCACTATGGTATTTTTTACTCCAGCGTCCCAAAGAGCAAGCATATCGCCTATGCTCTCTATAAGAATTGCTTCATTTTTTTCTTTTATAATTTTATAGTTAAAAAATAATGGATACTTCCACTCACTTTTGTTCCCTACGTGTTTCCATTTAGGCCTCTTCTTATTGTTCGGGTCGTTAATTAAATCCCTACCAGAGGCTCCGATAAGTTCTTCTTTGTGATTGAATATAGGGAATACATACCTGTCTTTCATCCTGCCCTCCTTAATTATGCCGCCCTTAAACATCCGCAGGGTATCCAAAGCCACGTTTCTGTCTACCCAGTAGTCGTGTTCGGGTACTAGTTTGGATAACGATTCTTTTGGAAAAACTTTTGGCATTCTTATTTCCGGTTTCGGGGTGACCCTCGTTTTTCGGGGCGCGCCCCACTTACTCGCAATATATTCTTTGGCTTGGGTTATGTCGTCTACACCTAGGGAGAGCCGAACCAACTCCTCGAACGTGCCGCTGATGTTTTTGCTAAAATCAACCCAATGACCTGTATCTTTCCTGATTCGTAATACTGTGCTGCTATCAGAATCCCGATAAATGGGCTTGGCTCTTAGCTCTTTGCCCATATCGGTTATGTTCTGATAACCTAAATCCAATAGGATTTCTTTCAGATTTTCTGAGTCTCGCATTACAGTACGTCTTGACTGTCATTTTCGTTAGAATCTTGAACCTCGTAGGTTTCGTTCTCCCTTTCAATAATATGCCTCAATGAGCCCCTTTCGTCAACGGCGAAGTTGCCTACATTAAAGTTTATGAAGTTGGGTACGAACCTGCTCGAGCCGCTTTCCTCGGTCCTTCTTAAAAAGTCTCTATGACCCGCCGCGTCCTTACCTTGGAAGCGGGTTTTAGTTGGAACCAATTTGTGCGTTCCGAACTCTTCTCCGTCAATGGCGACCTCCTCAAGGGTTTTCCGTCTAAAAATCGCAGTGAAGGCAGCGATCCACTGGAGCCTGTCTGACAGGGCAAACGCGGAGCTATCATCAACTATATCTGCCGCTCTCCGGTTTCTAGATTCCCCTGTCCGGTTAAGCTGTATGGCTGTTAGCACTGGGGCGTTCACTTCTTCAGCGACCCTCTTTAGTTGGTTGATTTTATCTCCAATAATTTGATACTCCATGTAATTTTTGCCAAGCGTTTCCCCAGTGAGCTTTACGTAATCGTATATAATCATGCATTTATTACCCCTACCAACCACTGAGTAGTACCATCTTTTAATTATTGAGCACACCCTCTCGATTGGCTTATCACTTACGTGAAAATGGTAGAAATTAGATCCTTTTTTGAGCTTGTCACAGTTATTAACTTTGTTGATAAGGTCTGAATTCTTGGCCCAGTTACCTGTTTCCAAATACCATGTAGGTATATCTGTGAACGAGGAAGCTAATCTAAATTTGATTTCCTCAGTCATCATTTCAGTGTCTAGGTAGAGAACTTTAACATCATTGATTTCGCCAGCCTTAAACCCACAGTCTACGAGCCAAGTGGTTTTACCTTCCCCCGGTCTAGAGGCAATAGAGTAAACATGCCCAGCCTTAAATCCTCCATACATTCTATTGAACTCTTCGTATGGGGTTGCTATGCCCGTATCTTCTTCTGGTGCTTCCGCGCGCTCTTGGAGTAAATCCTCTAAGCCGTCCATAATTTCTACCGGCTCTTCGTCAAACTGGTAGCTAGAGATTTTATCGTTATAAATTGAATCACATAAAGCTACTATTTCATCTACGTTTTTCTCCCCAGCATTACGCACTTCATCTGCTATCTTTTCTGCGGTTTCGTCTATCTCCCTTCTCACCCTCAGCTTAACTAACTCTTTACAGGCTTCTACGGTTGCCCCCTGAGTTATCTGCGTGAATGTGATGCTCGAAATATATTGATGAATATTAATATCATCCTTAAATGCTACCCCCAAGTTCTGGATTTTTGTTGCAAGGAGTACCTCATCTATCTTTTCATTCTTGTAAACACTGTCTCGCAGGACACAGAAAATAGTATAGTGAACATTGTGAAAAAAATCTCTTTCATTAATAAATCCATCTACCTCTGCGAATACTTTTGGGTGTTTGATTAGTCCTCCTAGAACGTGTCTTTCTACTCTCTCTGAATATATCTTACTCATTATTGTTTTCCTTATTATTGTTGTTTTTTACGATTAGGTCAAGGGAAATCCATGACCTAGATGGCTATATAATAACACAGCCGAAAGTTTGTTCAATGAATTTCGGAGAAAGTTTTTCAATGTCACTTTCTTCTATTTCGAGAACTTGAAAATTATTTTTTTCTAACCACTCCCTCTTTTGGCAGTCCCTCTTTATTGATTCTAGGTAATTTAATCTAGAATTCTTGTGAAAAAATTTATTAAAGCTGCCGTGTTGTGGGCCATTAACTTCTACGGCGATCTTCTTTGTTGCGTTTAAGAAGTCCACCTTCATTCTGCTTCCGAATACGGGAAACTCTTCATAGACTATATGGTTTTCCCAGTACGGTTTAAAAAATTGCTTGACTGAAAATTGTAATTTAGAGCGAGACTTTTTGCCCCAAGATATCAGATATTTCGTTACCCTTTTGCTTTGCAGCTTGCCGTGAATGTTATAAAGCCTCACGTATATAATCCTCCACCCACTTTGTAGGTTCCCAATCCAGTAGAGTCTTCGCTTTACTGACGTCAGCCAATGTGTCTCTGGCCTCCCCATCTCGCGCCGGTATAAATTCTGTTTGCCCACCAATCATTTCTGCAATTTCAAGGACGCTGTAGCTATTGCCCGAACCAATATTAAACACCCCACCGAAGACTTCATTATAGGATGCCGCCGGCAGTATGCTCTTAGCCGCTAAGATATTGGCTCTAACAACATCGTCTACATGAGTAAAGTCTCTTGTTTGACCCCCATCACCGACGATAGTCATGTTTTCTCCCGCGTCTCTTTGCATTCGGAATCTTTTTATGAGCGTAGAGTACTCCCCTTTATCCGGCTCTCTTGGGCCATACACGTTGAAATACCTCAAGACGACAGTTTCTAGGCCGTACAGTTTGTAGTACATTGTGCAAGCCTCCTCTGCGGCGTGTTTACTGATGGCGTAAGCGGTTAGGCAATCGGCCGGCATGTCTTCTGTTAGTGGCGGATTATTTTTCAGCCCATAAATGGAAGACGTCGATGAAAATATGAACCTCTTAACCCCGTACTCCTTACAAAAAGATAACAGCCTTACTGTCCCTGTGAAATTATTATCAAAAACTTTCATTGGATATTTTATTGCGTACTGGATTCTTGCGTCCGCAGCTAAATGAAAGACCGTGTCTATTTCATGCGACCCAAAGAGCTCAGATAGAAAAGCGTCACAATTTATATCTGAATTATATATAATAGAATTCGTATTTTTATAGTATCCAGAAGCATTCGCGCTTTTATTATCAACGCTAATAACTCTGTGTCCGGCTTTAACTAAGGCGTCTACCAGATTACTGCCTATAAAACCCCCGCCGCCTGTAACAAGTACCGTCATGATTTTTTTAATACCTCTCTGAATTTGGTAAACAAATATTTACCGATTT